TGCCCGCCGTCAGCGCCGCCGTCGCAACAGTGACGGCCAGGTTCCTGCGTGCGGTGGTCTTCACACCGGTCGCGACCGTGAAAACCGGTGTGATCGCCTTACGGCCTGTGGACGACCACGGCGCATCAGACACGGCGGCGGCGGTCTGCAGATCCCCGGCGCCTTCGCTGTTGACTGCGACGGTCGCCGCGCCGCCCGAGGTGACGGCAGTGTCGACCTCGATGTAGCCGCCCATGATGAGCGAGCCGTTCGGGATGTCGTTGCCGTTGCTATCGCCCGGCGCCGACCTCAGCACGATCGTGCCGATCGCGCCGCCGTCGACGGCGAAGTCATACTCGCCGCGGGCCTCCTTCAGGCCCCGGGTGCCTTCCATGACAGGCATTGCGTCTCCTCTTTCAGGCCCGCAGGACCGCGAGCTCGACGTCGTTGGCCGTCGACCGGACCGCGTACAGCACCGCACCGGGCGGCATCTCCACCGTGAACGTCCCACCGGCCGCAAGGGGGAACCCCGCGTCCGCGGCGACGTCTCCACCACCGAGGTCGACGGCATTCGTGTCGTCGAGGTTGGTGATCGTGAGTCGCTGGCCACCGGTCCCGGCAGTGTTGAGGGCCACGGCCGAATCGGAGGCCGTGACCCTCTCCGCTGACACCATCACAGCCCCGTGACCTGGCCGAACGCCTTGGGCCGGTAGTGAATGACGGTGCACCGCACATCCGCGCGGATCGCGAGCTTGCCCTTCGCGAAGTAGTCGGAGTGCGAGTTGGACACCTGCACGTCGATACCCCGGCGGACCGCGAGCTCGGAGAAGTTCATGTAGTCACCGGCGACCGCACCGGTGGCCGGGGCCGCGACGGTCTCCACGACCGGCACACCCCAGATCGTGGCCGGGCCGGGCATGCTCGGGTGGCCCCAGATGTACACGCCGTCGGCGGTCTTCAGCAGGCGCACCTCCTGCCACTTCGCCGGGCGGATGAACAGCACGCTCGGCTCGGCGAACCCGTCGTCGCGGATCTTCGTGAACAGCTTGTAGATCGCGTCCGGCACAGGGTCGCTGCCCCGCGCCTGCGTCTGGATGCCGACCACGTTCGTGGTACCGAGCAGGTTCACACCCGTGCCGGACCCGCTCAGGATCTGCGCGTCCAGACGCTGACGGAGCATGAACGGCAGACGGTTGTTCACGTACGCCTGCGACCTGGGCTCGTCCTCGAACTGCTCGTCGGTCACCGGCAGGAACACCGCGACCTTCCGAACCTGAGAAGCCCGCTCCGTGACCTCCAGCGTCGCCTCCGGGTAGGCGTCACCCTCGGCCGTCTCCGCCGCGGCGTTAGTGAAGGTCGTCTCCTCCATGTACACCACGGACGCCTGCGAGGTCGTGGTCTGCGGAATGAACGTGACCACGTGCGGCGCCGGGCGGGTCGGGTACTCCTCCAGCCGCCCCGTGCGAGTCGACTCCGGCGCCCAGCCGGCGCCGGTCTCGAACAGCGCCTTCAGCTCGATGTCCAGCTGCGCGGCGGGACCCTGGCCGGCGCCGGGACGGTAGCCCTTGCATGCCTGGCTCGCGACGAACAGCTCGCCGAAGCTCTTACGGGAGCCCTTTCGCTCCGGCTCGACCTCGCGCCCCTTGGCGTTCGGCTCGGAGCCGGTCTCGCCGTGCTCCTTGGCGATCGCCGCCGAGCGGGCGATGACGAGAAGCTCGTCGACCTTCTGCTTACGCTCGTCGATCTTCGAGTTCAGCGAGCCGATGTGCGCGACCTTGGCGTGGGTGTCGCCCTGAATGGACTTCACCTTGCCCATGTCGTAGTCGGGCCCGGCCTCGGACAGGATGTCCGCGAGTTCCTTACGGGCCGCGTCGAGCGCGCCCTGCGCCTCCTTCAGCGCGGGGAACTCGACGACCCGCTCCGGTGCTTCCATCGTCATGATGTCTCTCCTCAGATTCCGTGAACGCGGGCGGTGGCGGCCATGAGCGTGCGGAGGATCTCCTCATCGCTCGGGTCCTCATCGCCCGTGGGCGTGTCGAGCAGGGACTTCAACCTGCGCATCTCGTCCTCGACCCAGCCCAGGAGCGAAGCCGACGACGGGGCCAGGCCCGTCCTGCCCTTGGCGCGCCGGAGAGCTAGGACTTCCGAAGCGCGATCGATGTAGGCGGACACACCGGCCAGGACCAGGTGCCCCTCCTCGTGGAACTTCAGCGAGCCAGACGGCCCGCTCTTCAGCTCCGGCACCTCGACGTCCGCGTCCCGAAGGTGCGCGGCCAGGTGCTGGTACACGGCTTCCCGGTCGGCATCGGGGATGCCGGCCTTCGCCGCGTCGTTCAGGCGGGCGATGCCCATGAGGCACGCCCGCACGTTCGCCGGCCCGCCCACCCCGTGGTGATGGGCGAACCGGTAGCTGGACTTGGCCTCGGGGTCGCTGTCGGGGTCGGCCCAGGCGAACACCGTGCGCAGCTCCGACGGGCGGGCGTCGGCGGCCAGGCCGTCGAGCATCTTCACCCCATCCCAGGAGCGGGTCACGACCTCCGTGTCGTGCGGCGCGATCGGCCGGCCAGCCCGCGGTGCCTGGTCGCGCCCGGCTGACTTCGCCGCGAGGGTCCGGGTGTTCACCCCGGCACCGACGAGGACCGGGGACACTTCGTGGACCTTCAGCTTGTCGAGGAAGCGGACCTGCTGCCCCTCGAACTCGCCGAAGCTGTACTCCAGCGCGTCATAGCCGTACGACCACTGGCCCAACGCTCCGAGCCGCTTCACCGTGCGGAAGGTTTCGGCGCCCTGCTGGGTGTCCATGAAGAACTCGCCCTCAAGGATGGCCTCCTTGGAGGTGGTGCGGATGCGGCCCTTCCCCACCGGCAGCGCCCCGTCCCACGAGGTGTGGCCGTAGGAGCTGATCGGCATTTCCGCGCCGTCCTCGAACGCCCCCGGCCGGGTGACGTCCCGGTCGGAATCCTTCTTGTTGAACGTCGAGAACACGGCGGTGACCAGGCCCTTGTCCTCGTCCTTGATCTCGACGCGGAAGCCCTTCGTATCCATCTCACTGCTCCTTTGCCGGATCCGGCGGAGTCGGCCCGTCGCCGGGCGGCTGATCTGACCGGGCACCCTGAGCGGTCCCGGCGGGCTGCAGCTGCACCGAGTAGAGGCCCGAATGCTCCAGCAGCGTCATGTCCTCGGCCTCCACCGCCGCGACCACGCTCTTCGGCGTGTAGCCCGCGTCGACGAGCTGGCGGATGGTCGATGCCTTCGTGTGCTCGATGTCGGCCCGGTCTCGGGCGTCCTCCCGCAGGAACGCGATATCGCGGTCGTCCCACCACAACTCCGCATCCGACGGCACCGGCACGAGCGTGGCCAGCGACCCGGCGACGTTACGCCACAGCGGGCGCATCGTCGCGTCCACAAACCTCCGCTTCGCCGAGCCGTAGTTCCCCGCGTTCAACGACGAACCCGACAGCCCCTCGGAGAAGCCGACGATGATAGGCGGGACACCGGCAGCGCTGGCCAGTCGGGACTCCCCCGCACCCTGCACGTGCCGGAAGTCCAACCGCTGCAGGTCGAACGTCAGCGGTGTGACGTCGGCCCCACCACCGAGATAGAGGGTCTTGCCTGCGTTGTCGGCGCCCTTGTGCTGGTCGTCCATCAACGCCTTGAACCGCTTGAACATCTCCGGCGTCACACTGGCATCGAGCCGGACGACCATGGTGGGCGTCGCGCCGTTACGGAACTGCGACAGCTTGTGCTTCGTCGCCGCCAGGTCGCCGCTGATCTCCTGCAGCACAGGCGTTATCCACGACATGCCCCGCCAGTGCGCGGCCGGGTCCGGGATCGGAGCGAAGTGCGCCACCTGGTCCGGCAGCAGGAAATAGTCCTTCCGGGCGCCCGCCCTCCGCGGCGAGTACCAGTAACCCAGCAGCTCAGCGTCGAGCGCGTCACCGAACAGCTCCGGCTCCGACTCCGACGCCATGACGATCGTCACCCAGTCCGGGCGCAACCGCCGCAACCTGCCGTCCAACTTGGTCACGTAGGCGTTCCCGGCAAGGTCCGCATCCTGAATCACCCGAGACAGCAAGTCACCGGTCGTGCCGTTCAGCCACGGCTGCTCCAAGAGCTGCAGGTCCGGCGTCGCGAACAAGCCACCCGGCCGGCCGTCACGCCGGCGGCGGAACATGAACCGCGCCTCGGAGAAGACGAGCTGGCGGACCATCATCAGCGCGAAGATCGGGCCGTTGCGTTTGTAGACGCCCGTGATGTAGCCCTCGAAGTCGTTCTCGATCTCCTCGCGGTCTCCGCTTAAGGACGACGAGCCGAGGAACGGCCAACGCAGGGTATCGAGGTCCCAGAAGTTCGGCTCCGACCACGCCTTGCGGCCCTGGCCAGCCGTACGGCGGGCGTGCGTCTCTGCGACGCGTTCCAAAAGCCCCATCAGGCCGGACCGCCCTCATCAGGAGCCTTCCGCAGCTTGCCGAGGTTGCCACCGGCCTCCCAGCCGGACACGACCGCGCTGTACAAGAACGCCACAACGAGCCAGACGGCCCGCAGGACCAGCCCGAGGAGGAACGGCACCGCCAGCAGCAGCGTCAACGCCACCTTCGCCGGGTCGAGCCGCCGCGCGTCCTCGCTGATCTTCTCCAGCGGGATGTTCAGGGTGACCATGACTCTCCTTCAGTCCCAGAACGCGTACGGCTCGACAGCCGCGACATGGGCCCGAGTGGCATGGCCCCAAGCAGCGAGAGTGATGGCAACGAGCGGGCTGATGTCGACCGACAGGCCTTTGCGGGCCCAGGCCCAGGCACCGTCACCGAGGTCGCGCCGGGCCGCGCCCACCAGCGCCGCCGTTACCGGTGCCTGCCCGAGATGCCGCAGCTCCGCCCCCCAGCCTTCCGCCTCAGGCGGCGGGACCACGGCGTCGTACAACTTGCCGCACGCCTGCGCGTACT